AATGCTTCCATCTTGAATAGATAGTAAACGCTCTTGTTGAGCTTTCATTTGTATCTCTAATGCTTGCACTTTGCTTTCATCGTATGAATCAACGACCGAACGCATTTTGTTGAAAGTCGTAATTCCATAATAAATCGGCGTTCCTACGACTGCTATAAGCGTTGAACCTATCAGAAATACTTGTTTCAGAGATAAGCCCCATATAAATTCCTTGTTGAAGTCCATAATCATTTTCCTGCGTTAAATTATAAGAATCAACCATATTCGGTTGAGTTAAATTGTTTGGGTTTTGTAATAAAGCCAAACTTAAAACTATTCCTAATCCAGGAACAATCTCTACATCTTTCTTATTTTCTGATTTGGTATCTTCTTTTTTAGGTTCGCTTGTAGTGCTATTCAGTTCGTTACTGAATGTCTGCACAATCTCTGCCTGTGCAATTACAGATTCGGTTATCGTAGGCGTAACACTTGTGTTGAGTATCCCGTTCGGATTGATTGGGCTTATTACACTCACAGGACTTGTTACATTGTTCTGATTGTCCAATGTCATATTGCAAGTATTGGATATTTCCGACCAAGATGTCCAAGTTGGCATGCCATACGGATCGGAGCATTGGGAAATTCTTAATTCCGTTATCAATCCTTCGTAACCACTTGCGCATGATAAAGCCCTTGTTTCTGTTGTTGATATACAGGTTGGTGGATCAGCAACACAATTATTTGACGCATCTATCCAATCTGACCAACTGCTTGCGCTACAAGTATAATACCTAACTTGATTTAATGCACCTGAATAATTTACAGGGCATGATAAGGTTCTAGTTTCTGTAGCATCTATGCAAACAGGCTGAATGTAAGGTGCGCATATTGGATCATTAGGATAATAAGGACACCAATATCCTGTAAGCGCAGTTTCATCATCTATACCATAGCATTGTAAATTTGTTATGTATCCATTAATATCAGGAACATAATTGCAATACCAAGCATAAGCATTACTGCTTATCAGCAATAACAGGAAGTTTAAAATCCGAACCATATAACTTATAGAATTTTTCAGGGTATCGTTTAAACCAAGCGCGTCTAGCAACATCACCTAAAGCGCCACCGAATGGGCAAGGACTAGATGCCATTTCCATTGCTTCCCATATAGCTTCATCTTGACACATCAAACTTACCGCACTTACTTTTAATCCTAGATTAGATAAAGTTTCGGCTTTAACCACTCTTGCGCAGTTTTCATCTTCTACTGTAAATCCACCGCTAATAGAAACAACACCTGTGTTAGCTCCGCCACTTACACCTGTTTTACAAATCTTTGGATTCATAGTAGAAATAGAAGGGGCCATAGCTGAAGGAACTGGCATGCCTTTCATATTCGTAGTGATATTAGTATCTGCCGCAAAAGCGTAATCAGATAAAACTGCTAATAAACCACCAAATATGAATGCTAATACAAATAATAAAACTTTATTCATTAAAACTCCTTTACATCAAGTCCAATATAAACATCGCATACTCTTTTTGCTAGTTTCTTAAATCTTTCCTCATGTTGATCATAGTCGTCATATCCATTATGAAATAAATAAACATGGCAACACTCATGCAACATAGTTACAAATATCTTATCCCAAGTATCACACATCTTATCTATTTCAATGCGCATAGGATGAGTATGAAAATATCCCATGACTTCATTTGTATTTATTACAGAAAATGTTATGCGATAAGCTTGAGGCATTCCTCGCATTTCATTAAACGGCGGTAATGATGATAATGCTTTATATATTTTGCGCAGATTTTGTTTCGTTAAGAGCTTGGCCATAGTCTGCGTCTGTATAAGTAATCAATCCATTAGGTGAATAATATAAATATTTGCCGTCATTTTCTTCTTGTGTTTTTAATGTATGATGTGGCACGCATAAACTTTGAAACAAATTATTCTTAAACTTATCAGCATTTTGCCTGTGCGGAAATATATGATCAATCGCAACCGCTTCAACAACTCTGCCTTCTAAAAGACAAGCCTGGCATAAAGGCGCTTTACTTAATTGAGCTATTCTTTGTTTTTTCCAATAAGCCGTAGAATAAAGCTTACTGTTATCTTTATCTTTTTGAGTTTTTTCGCCACCATGAATGCTACAAAAGGCAGAGCGACTTGTTTTAAGATTATTGCAACCTAATTCGCGACATTTATCATTAACAGGCGTATAAGGCATAATCTAATTTTATCATATTTGACCTTCTAAAACTGTTAAAGTTTGTCGTAAAAGTTCTGATTCTGATCCATACTTTGCTTCAAAAGTTTTTTGACCTGCATGGAGCGCCACACCAAACCCACCATTTTGATGATGCATAGGACATAAAGGGATAGCCATACTCCAATGGCTACGCATAGCCAATCCAACCCCATGCCGTATGTGGTGAATATGTGGAGCTGAATAACCAAACCCAAGATTGCGACAAACAATGCAACCAATTTGAGATAACTTTTCATAGTGTTTTCTTTCATCTTTATTCAATCGACCATCCTAAATTTGAAAAATAGACCTCAATGCTCTGAATATAACTTGTAAATTCCTCGATTGTAAGATCAGTCGTTGAGCGAACATAAGGCACTTGAACTCCATTAATAGTTTTCTGTTCAGATAAGAAAAGATGCCCACACAAAAGATGCACTTCCATAGGTAAGTAACCTGTGAAGTTACTAATGCTTTTATATAACCTGCCCCACAAAAACTTATTTGCTTCAATCGACCTCTTATTGCCATCAACCTTTTCTTTGATCGTAACTTGAGGTGTCTTTCCTTCTTTGATTAATTCTTCCAAATAAATCTGAAGTTGCGGAAGGTTTTGCTGACTGACTATCCATTCTCTGTGCTTCATCTTTTAATTCCTGTGCGTTATCGTGTATTTTAATCATCTTGTGGCCATCCCATAATACAAATCTATTTGCGCCATCCGCAAGAGTGTATCGGGAAATATAAAAATTGTTGCGCTCAATGCAATATTTACTGACCTTGCTCCATTTATTTTGCATGTATAGCTTCCTTTGCGAATTCAAGTGAGATTGCTGGATATTTTTTTGGGTTAGCAATAATGCGATGCGCCCAAGCCCTCATATCTTTTAACTTCTTATCTTCACTCTTAATGTCCTGGACAAATTTATTTACATTTGCCGCATATACCGCATTTTCTTCTTTAGATAGTTTCGGCGCTTCTAACCTAGCAAATTCAATTGGCTTTTCCCTGCATAATTGCAATATGTCAAAAATACTGGGAAAGAATTTACTGTTATCAATATGCTTATCAAAAGCTTTAGTAACTATACTAAATTCAAATCTTTCAAGCTTATGAAACCAAACTCGGATTGTATCTAAATCTAATGGTTGTTTTTGATAGAGCGTTGTTACTGTGTCCATCATTTGTTTAAAGCCTATTTTGTCGTCATTATTCATAATCACCTACTACATGAAAATTAAAATTAGCATAAACAAACTGTGGTAACGATCCAAATTTATAAGCAGATTTACGAACTATATCGTCATATCTATTTTCTTTATTAGGCTTTATGCCTTTAAGTTTATAATATCGCTTTAATACTTCAGTTGCTATATGCCATCCTGTAGGTTTGTATCCCAACATCATGCCACTTTTAACATTATTAATACTGCCTTTTTCTCTTATCCAATAATACAAAGGTATTTCTGTATTTCTTTCTCTATCTTCTACTGTCATATTTTTTCCTTTATTTAGCCATCATATACAAGCCAACATTTCCAAGCGCATAGCCAAAATAGCAAACACTCATTCCATTATTACCAAGATAAAACTGTTCAATGCTGATATATGAATAGATAAGACCTGTGATAATGATTAGTATATGGCTCAAAATAGTGGCTCGTCTGTTATCAAATCAAATACATTTTCTTTTGGCGGAGCTGGTAATTTTTTAATTCTATGATTACCTCTGTGCAATACATAGCATTCGGCTTCATGCTTTGTTCTAAATCTGCGAATTGGCTCGCCTAAATCATCAAAGACTTGATAGCGAAATAAGACTTCCATAAAATTACTCATCGGATAAATGTTAATTGTAACACTAATGATATTCCAAGTAATAAACCAAAAAATCCACCAATAATTAATATTTTAATTGCAAAATCTAAAATTCTAGTTATTAAATTCTTCCCACAAGTAAAATAGGATGAGTGAAACAACCAAGAATATAACTGCCCACAAAGCAAAGGCAACAATTTTAAAGGCCAACCACAAATTTGCTAGAATCATATTTTTTTTCAACTCCATCAATTTTTTTAGAATTTATAACTCCTAATTCTGATATAACTAAATTATGCTTTTTACCACGAATGTCTTTCATCCATTCTAAAGTGTCGGGCGGAAAGAAAGAAAGCATTTTCCATACAAGATTATTATTATTGTCGAATTCTTCTACCATCCAAACTTTAGTTTCCATGTCTTATCCTTTAAGTTTTTCTAATATGACCTTTGCATTTCTAACACAAGGTATTTCGTCATATCTTGGATCACCTTGAGTTAAGCCTTCTACCATCCAATCTAAAGCTTCAACAAGCTCATTGACA